GCTAGAACAGCTATAACAACTTATAGAAATGGCTTGATCTGTGGAGATTACATCCAAAAGACTTACGATGACTCAAGTTATAAGAAGACTCACATTTTCATGTGGGACTCTGTCTTCAAGATAGCTGGAAAGGGAGACGACATAAATAGATATTGCGAAGCATGGGATCAAGCTTCTAAGATTGGTTTGGGTATGTTAGCTGGTCCTCTGGCAAAAGCTGGTACTCATGAACTCAAGCAAGCTTATGTCACTAAGGGATACAGCACTTTAGTACCTCTAGAAGATTTCCTTAAGGTAGTCAAGAGTAACAATTTTAGTGTCACTGTGTCTAATATGAATTGTCATAGAGCTCTTATACCTCCAGATTTCGATCTACTTCTGGCTTTTAGTGAAGAAAAGAAGCTTCATAACCAAAAGAATGTCTGGGGAGACCCTTCAGTTGAGATCAAAGGTGAAGACAATAAAGCGCTTTGTGTCCAGCTTCAGAATTATATGAAATTCCACTTTATCAACAACTATAAGAAAATCCATAATAGAATACCTGGTAAAATCAAAGATGAATTCAAAGACACCCCGTTTGGTAAGGAGTTCTTGAAGAAGAAGCTAGCTGGAAAGGTGTTCAAGGTCCAACTAGATGACTGTCACAAGATAGACCTTCGAGGATCTCTTACATATAAGAAAAGGACAGAAGACTTTCACTTCTACTTTAATGATGCTGCCTTTACGCCTAGTAACTTAGAAGATATCCGCAATCTCGACAAACTTGATGTAAAGAAGAAGAAGCTCATCCCACATCTTATTAGTGCGGATAAGGAATTTGATATTGAAGATGTGCGAAATAATCTGCTCAATAATGACAAGAAGTACTACTGGAGAGTTGGGATGAAGAATGAAAGTGCTAAAGAACTCGGTAGGTTCTTTTTCATAGGCGAAGGTGCTCCAAAAGTTCTACTCCAAGAGGTTGAGGAGAATATAGGAAACTTTACAAAGTTTGTTGATGCTAATGCTGTGGGCGCACGCGACGTGAACCTGAAAAGTAAGATGCAGTATATGGCCTCTTTTGGTGGTGACATGTCTGAGGAATTTGTAAAGTTCTATCTAAGCTTTGATATTAGCAAATGGTCTCCTCATATGTCAGTTGAAGTCCAACAAATGAGTGCAGACTTTTGGCTGAGGTGTTCGATGAGGATTGGATCAGAG